TTTATGTTAAGACCTTCTGGATGATCAACTTCTCCGAGCACAGAATATCCGCCACTAATTTGATCATTGAGAGTTTTGACAGCCCTGCCAATTTCATTTACAGGATACACACGCTGATTAGCGTTGCGTACTCCGCCTTGTATACAAATACCTTTCATATACAAGTCTTTTCCTTCGTTGGCATTCTCAACAACTATTTGTGCTTGATCGAATGTCAAATGCTCTCGTAAGTTTTTCATTTAAAAGTTCCTTAACTTAGTTTTAGCCGCCAATTACAGGTTTCTTATTAGCTGCTGTGTCGCCTGCGCCTTTTTTCTCAGCACCGTGGCCTTTTGGCATTGCTTTGTTTGACTTAGCTGCTTTACCGCCGGGTACATTAACATTTCCTGCATTATCTTCTTTTTCGGAAGGTGCTGCAAGTCCGCCTGTTGTTCCCTTTGTATCAGCTTCGCCGCCTGCTACCAAGTTTGAAGCAGTTCCGCCCATGTTGTTTGCACTAGCTACAGTTGACTTAGTGTTTGCACCGTTGTCACCCATTTTAGCTGTTACTTTTTCAACATATTCACGCATTGTTTCTGCTTCTGATTTAGTTGATTCGTCAGTTTCTTCGTCTGCTGCTTCTTCAACTTCTTCATCTGATGATTCGTCAACTTCTTCGTCAGTTGCTTCAAACGCTACTGATTCTTCTTCAGCTTCGTCGTCGCCGTCAGCGTCCATATCCATGTCGCCTTCGTCACTGTTGTCGTCGTCACCCATCATTTTTTCAAATTCTGCTTTAAGATCATCTAATGCAACTTCTAGATCGTCAACACGATCTTCTACATCGTCATCACCTTCTTCTGCATCTGCATCTGCATCCATGTCCATATCCATGTCGCCGCCTTCTGCGTCTCCGTCCATGTCCATGCCCATTTTATCCATCATATCATCTGCTGGATCGCCGCCTTCAACTTCAAATTCGTCTAAGTTAAAGTCTTCGTTAGTAGCTTCTTCTTTGTCATCGTCTGATGCTTCATCTACTTCTTCGTCTGATGCTTCATCTACTTCTTCATCAGTTGCTTCATCTACTTCTTCGTCTGTAGTTTCGTCAACTTCTAATTCAGACTCTAAAAGTCCTTCGTAGATGTCTCTTGATTTTTCTACCACTATTTCGTGGAATAATTCTTCTGCTCCAGCTTTGTCTTCATTGACTAGCTTTTCAAGCATTTCTTCAAATTTATTTTGATTTGCCATTTTTCTCTCCTGTAAAGTTGTACCTATGGTAAGGCTGTCAGTTGTATTTACTATATAACAGGAAAAGTACCGCGAAATAGGCTAAAAACGAGCCGTTTACACGAGATTATAGATTTTTTTGAACATATCTACACTAATATGTTCTAAGTTCTTAAATTTATTTAGTTCTTCTGGAACATAATTATCTGGTGCTATTACCCGTGTAAATTTAATATCTTTAAAATCTTGCACTACACTTTTGGTTTGACGCATCCAATTTCCGTAGAAAGTTGCTCCTTCTGTAGACTTTTTATAATTTTTAGTATCAGCATATAAGTTGTTAAATTTTTTACCAGAATCTAAACCTTGGTAATCAAAGCCTAAAATGTATATGTGTTCGTATCCGTGTTGTGTTGCTAACCATAATGCTGTAGGACCGCTACTCCAACCTTTTGAAGGACTAAAATAATTAAAGTTAGTCATTCGATGATAAACTTTGTTTGGGTTAGTCCAAACTTCATTATGATTTTGATATCCAGATTTATTAATTTCTAATATCATTTTAGTATCAACTGCAACAAGATAATCAGGATTAAATGTTCTATACAATGCATTACAGCCGTATATGTTTCCAAATGGTCTTAAAGTAGAAGGATCAATATTAGTACGACTTGTACCGTTGCCTAAAACAAATGCTGTAGATTTGTTTGTAATTTTATTTGTTAAGGGTGAATTTTCTTTTTGCTGTTTAGCTTTTTGAAGCATTTTAGATACACGTCTTTGTTCACGTATAACTAACCATTCTTGTTTTGTGTATTTGCTTTTATCTATTTTTGCCATTAAACACCGGCAGCGGCCGCTTGCGCTGCTATTCCATACATTTGTCTTACGAAGTCCAATTCATTGGCCTTGTCTTCTGTATGTAGCTCGCTTGCTTTCCTTGCACGGTTTATTTGGCTTAGAGTAAGTCTTGTTTTTCGAGTGTCGTCAAAATTAACTACTGAGTCATCGTACTTTGGATCGTACCTGTGGTCTTCAGTAGGTTCAACTGTTTCTTTGTCAAAATAAAATAATTCACGTAGTATCATAATAGTATTTATATCGTTTGATCAGTTGCCGGTGCTGGACCGCCTACTGTATCACCGCCTGTTGCTGTTTCAGGTGGAGTTGCTTCTGCACCTATTTCTGGATCTTCTTCACCTGTTAGTGCATCTTCGGCTCCGTCAATGTCTGCACTAATACCTGCTGAACTAATACCTGCTCCTCGCATTTCTGCGCTTGCATCTTCAGCTGGTGCTCCTAGTGTTTCATCATTTTCTTCACGCCATAATCTTTCGTTTTCTGCAATTTCTTCAGCACTCATTCCTAAGAAACGTTTCATTGCAAAGCGATTTGATACATAAGGTATAGCACTCATTTGTGTATAAGTTGGTACTCTGCTGTTATCAAGTTCTGCTTGGCGATAACTTGCAAAGTTTTGTGGTGGTTCAAAAGATAAATCAAACATTGCTGTATCAATGTTTACGCCTTTTTCAAGCAAGTAACGTTTAAACTCTTGATTAAATTCTTCTACCATTAGTCCTTGCAAACGTTCGCAATATGTATTAAATCTTAATTCCTGTATGTATGCAGTACCAACTCGTCCGTCATTGTAGGAACTTGCCCCATCATCAGCCCCCGTAGGTAGATAGCTGGAAGGAATTCGTAAGCCGCGTACGAGCTTATTAGTAAAATATCTAAGGTCATCAATCTCTCCTAGGTTAGTTCCGCCTGGTAGTGTTTCAACTTTTGATCCACGTCCTTCAGCAGTTTGTGGAAAGAAGTAGTCTTCGTTAATTGACAGAGGATTATAAGAACTGTCTATGACGTTGGTGCCGCCTCCTGTCGCCGATGGAATACGTCTTTGATGTATTTCCGTTTTAACACGCTCAACAAATTGCATAGCAAGGTGTGATGGCATGTTGCCCACATCAACGTAGAATACTCTGCGCTCTGGCGCACGTTGTACTCGATAGATAATGATAGCATCTTCGAGTAATTCTTTTTGTTTGTAAACTTTAAAAATAGTTTCTAATAATGAGTTACCAAATGGATAGTTGTTGTCTAAACCTTCTGACAATGAAAGGTGTACTACGTGTTGTGCATCAACAGCAACTTCGCCTTCTTCAATTGTAAAACGTGATCCAGCAGGTACATTAACGCCGCCGGTCATTCCTCTTGCGCCACCTGTTTGGTAACTAGCACCAGGACTACTAATATTGCCATTAGTAATATGCGGAGACGTAGCAACCATCTCTTTAAAGTTTAAATTTATATCTTTAATAATATATTGCTCAGGCCTTTTGCCTTCTGATTCGTTTACAATAATACGTGTAAGTTTTGCAGGATCAACATGGAACAGTTTTTTAGTTTCTGGATCTCTTAAAAATATTGCATCTCCGTATTTAAATACATTACGGAATGTTCTAAACATGCGTGTTTCAAAATTGTTTAGTTTACACCACTGTTTTAAGTATTGACCTAAAATATTAATTTCGTTGTTAGTAGCAGACTTGTTATAATTAAATTTAAAGTTTGTACTATTTTCGTCATTTTTTTGTGTACAAAATTCTGCAAGGATATCTAGTGCAGCATTTACTTCACTATCGCTATCCATTGTATTGTATTGACCGTAGCGTTCGACTCTGTTTGGCGAACCTACATATACATCAGGTAAGTAACTTGAATAGTTTGATCTTGCCGGACCTGGTCGTCCATTTGCTCCTGCTCCGTTTATAGGAGAGTAACTTCCGTTCATATTGTCACCAGTTTGTACTGGTGTAAAGTATTTTTTCCAACTCATGCTCTACCTAATCCACTCATTAAATTGCCAGTGTG